GTACACCATTAGGTTACACATCCGATGGTGAAATTACACAATTTGGTAAAGCTGGTAACGCACTTAAACAATATAAATTTATAGGCATGTATCCAACTGATATTACACCAATTGATGTTGATTGGGGTTCAAATGACACAATTGAGGAGTTTTCTATAACTCTAACATATCAGTGGTGGGAAGCAGTTGCAGCCGGTGTGATCTAAGAGTAGGGGCAAAAACCCTACTCTTATTGTAGGATAATATTTAATGGCAATTAAACTTTTCGGCTTTACATTAGGCTCTAAGGATGTCGTTAAGGCTGAAAAGCCGGAACAGGCATCCTTTGCTTTGCCTTCCGCAACCGTTGATGATGGTGCAGTTACCGTTACACAAAATGCGTATTATGGCACATATGTTGATCTAGAAGGTTCTGTTCGTAATGAAATAGAACTCGTTACACGATATCGTGAGATGTCGAATCATCCCGAATGTCAAATGGCAATTGATGAAATTGTGAATGAAGCCATTACACATGATGATCAAGGTAAAGTTGTTGACATTATTTTAGATAATCTAAAGCAGCCAGAATCGATTAAGAAAAAAATTATTGAAGAGTTTGATAATGTACTGAAGATGTTGAACTTCAGTAATCTTGCTGATGATTTATTCAAACGTTGGTACATTGACGGTCGTATGTTTTATCATATCGTAGTCAATGACAAAAATCCTAAAGAAGGTATTCAAGAACTGCGATACATTGATCCACGCAAAATTCGTAAAGTGCGTGAAATCAAAAAAGATCGTGACCCTAAAACAGGCGCAATGATTGTTGTATCGGTTGCTGAATACTATGTCTACAATGACCGTGGTACAACAACTCAAACATATACATCAAATGTAGGTCAAGGCATTCGTATTGCACCAGATTCGATTATCAATATCAACTCTGGTCTAATGGATGCGAAGAATACATTTGTTATTTCATATCTACATAAAGCAATCAAGCCACTCAATCAGTTACGTATGATTGAAGATGCGATTGTTATTTACCGTATTAGTCGTGCGCCAGAACGCCGTATTTTCTACATCGATGTGGGTAACTTGCCACGTGGTAAAGCAGAACAGTATCTACGTGACATCATGATTAAGTACCGTAACAAGTTGGTTTATGATGCTAACACAGGTGAGATTCGTGATGAACGTAAACATATGTCGATGCTTGAAGACTTCTGGTTGCCACGCCGTGAAGGTGGTAAGGGTACAGAAATCACTACATTACCTGCTGGTCAAAATCTTGGTGAATTAGAAGATGTGAAGTATTTTCAAAAGAAATTGCTTCAATCACTGAACGTACCATATTCACGTTTGGAATCTCAAGAAGGTGGTCTTGCCGGTCTTGGGCGATCACAAGAGGTTACACGTGATGAATTAAAATTTGCTAAATTTGTTGTTCGTCTGCGTAACAAATTTTCACAAATATTTGATGAAGCCATGAAAATACAATTAGTGCTAAAAGGTATTTGCACAAGTGACGAATGGGATTCATTTAAAGAAAATATTTATTATGATTTTCGTAAAGATAATAACTTTACTGAACTGCGTGAAGCAGAGTTGCTACAAAACAGATTACAAATGGTAGGTTTAGTTGACCCATATATTGGTCGTTATTTTTCTCAACACTATGTTATGAATAAAGTTCTTATGATGACAGATGAAGAAATTGAAAAAATGCAAGAACAAATTCAAGAGGAAAAAGATACGTTGCCAAATAATGTACAAGACCCTGTATCAGATGAATCACAACAAAATGCTGTCTCACAAGCAGAACCAGAAGATAATACAGTCGAGAATGTTGAACAAGAGGAATCATTAACACCTAGTCTTGACGATGAGGTAAACAAGTCAGTGGTCAATATAAATAATAGACGCAGATAACAGGGAGTTACTATGCAAATCGAAGAAATTATTAATCACATTGCTGCTGGTGATAGTGCCACAGCGAAAGAAAGTATAGAAAATGTTTTATCCGCAAAAGCGTTCGATGCGCTGCAAGGCCGTAAGCAAGAAATGGCTGCTACTCTATTTGGCGGGCAAGAGCAAAGTCACGAAGAAGTTACCGACGATGAAGAAGCCTACGCAGAAAATGTAGAACATGATGATGAACAATTGGATGAAAGAGCAAAATGGAGAACATCTAGCATTGCTCATAACACAGGTTATCACAAAGACGGCGCTCACGGTGGTATTGAAAATACAGCGGATACAGGTAAAATAGATTATTTGGCACCAGGTCAAAGAGGTCGTGGTATAAGAAGCGGCACTCCATTAACAAAAGCCGACACAAAAAGTTTAAAGAAAAGCATTACAAAGAATCTTGCACAAATGAAAAAATAATAATGAAGTCGTTATTAGAGTTCAAATCTATCGTAGAAGAAGAGAAGTCAGACTATTCAAAGTTTGACGCTCTTGTTCGTGCTGGTTTAGCCAACAAAGCACAATTGGCTCGTATTCACAAAATCTTAGATAAAATGGGTGAAGAACGACCACAGTTCAACAATGCTGACCGTGAGATCATGCGTAATCTTTTCAATCGCATGGCAGATTTGATTACAAGTAATAAACAGATATTTACAAAAGCAAGACAAGCGGTACGTGAAGAACTAGAAGAGAGTCTAATTGATACTGCCGATGTTAAAACTGACCTGTTAGGTAGAAAATATCGTAGAAGCCGTTTAAAGATTGGTGATGTAGGTTATGATGTACAAAAAGAAGCACGAATGGATGCACCACTGGTGCCAGATCCACCAGTTGTATTAGTAATTAAACGCAAAGCAGTAAGACTATATCCAGATGGCACACGTATTGCTTTATACTATAGTGACAAACTTAAAAGAATATTCAGTGTACCATATGGCATGCCCATAGATTCACCGATTCAAGCAGAGGAATATATTAAAGAATTAATGGAAGCAGAGGAATTGTTATTTAATGATGGTAATATAATTTATCTAAATGAAGAAACAAAACAACAAATTATAAACATATACGAACAGTTAGAAGAAGATAGCAAAGAAATTTTTTGGCATCAATTAACTGATTCTATATCAACGTTTGGAAAACTGTATGAATTTTGTAGAACTAATTCTACAGAATAAATTAGACGAAGCCAAAGAACTTATCTTTGCACGTTTAGACGAGATTGCTTCAGTTCGTTTAGAAGAAGCAAAACCGTATGTTGTTGATGCAATATATGAAGAGATTGAAGTTGACGAAGAGGTATTAGAAGAAGCGGCTAAGAAACGCAATCCAAACATTATTAAGATGGGTCGCATACAAAAGATTCGTCGTCGTATTCGTCGCAACAAAAAAGGTAGAATTATTGTACAAAAAAATGTACGCCGTTCGGGTATTAAAGGATATCGCATTTCTGGTAGCACAGTTAAACGTATACCAGCAATAGTAAGATTACGTAAAGCACGTTTATTAAAACGTTCTTGGAAAACAACAAGAAAAAGTAAACTCAGACGCACATTGTTAAAAAGAAAAATGTCAATGCGCCGTCGTAAATCTATGGGACTAAGATAAAATGCCATTTGAAATTACTAATACATTAAGAGGTTCCTCTATTGTTCGTGTAGTTGACGCAGGAACATATACGATCACTCTTAATAATCTAAGAGCAAATGCTACAACCGAAACGGTTACGGAAGCAGATATTCGTCATTTGAAATGGTCAACAAATGGGCATATTCGTATTGTGCGTAATAGTGTTCCACTATTAGCATTACACAATGGTGGTAGTATGGATTTTGATGAATATGGCCATGCAATTTCAAACAATAATACACAAAGTGTTGTCATTGAAATTGTAACTGGTGGAACTCTTATTTTAGAATTATCAAAAGTTGCAACTTATAATGTTGATCCATATACAGGAGTAACAATCTAATGAAACTCATTAAAGAACACATTGAAAATGTGAAATATCTTACCGAAAAAACAGAAGATGGTAAGAAAAATCTTTACATTGAGGGTATTTTTTTAGTTGGCGATACAGTTAATCGCAACAATCGTATGTATAAAATGGATACTCTTCGAAATGAAGTTAATCGTTATAAACAAGAATATATTGACACAAATCGTGCATTGGGCGAGTTAGGACATCCAGACACACCATCGTTAAATCTGGAACGTGTGTCACATAAAATTACAAGTTTGGTAGAAAATGGTAATACATTTGTTGGTAAAGCACTGATTATGGAAACACCATACGGTTTAATTGCCAAAAATCTGATTGAATCTGGTGTTGGTCTTGGTGTATCTTCACGTGCTTTGGGTTCTGTCGTTATGACAAAAGAAGGTTATAACCTAGTACAAGATGACCTGCGTCTTGCGACCGCTGCTGATATTGTTGCTGATCCTTCTGCTCCTGGTGCTTTCGTACAAGGTGTTATGGAAAATAAAGAATGGTTATTCATAGAAGGAAAATTTGTCGAATCACATATTAATCATGCAAAACAGCGAATTCGTAAAGCATCACGCAAAGATATTGAATCTGTTGGATTGCAGCTATTCGAAAACTTTCTACGAAAACTTTAAAATTTATAAATAGAAAATCATAAGGAGATATTCAATGGCAACAAACAAACTAATGGAAGCCGCAGCAGAGATTCTTGCATCAAGCAAGTCATCCGCTGGTGGTATGCCAATGCCTAAATTGTCACATGACACTCCAGGCAATTCTGGAACACCTGAAGATTTAGGCGGTCCTACACCACAAAATTATAAAGCAGATGACGATTCTGCTAAATTGACAAGCAGAGGTTCTGGTAAAACTGCCGTTGCCCCTACAACTAAACCTTCAGCAGCATCGGCTGACGTTCAACTTGGCGATCATAATATGCGCTCAGGTTCGGGCACAAACATGATGCCTGAAGATGAAGATAAAAAAGGTAAAAATGTTGATAAAGATGATGAAGATGATAAAGATGACGATGAAGAAATGGTAAACAAAATGAGAAAGAAATTAAGAGAAGATGTTGATGCATTATTTGCTGACGATGAAACTATTTCCGAAGACTTCAAAGCAAAGGCTGCAACAATCTTTGAAGCGCGTGTATTTGATCGTGTAGCACAGATTCAGGAACAAATCGAAGCAGAATATGCCAACATGTTGGTTGAAACCGTTGAAGAAATTAAAACAGAACTTACGGAAAAAGTAGATGACTATCTAAACTATGTGGTAGAGCAGTGGATGGATGATAACGAAATCGCAATTGAAAGCGGTCTGCGTTCAGAAATTACTGAAGACTTTATCGCTGGTCTGCGTAATCTGTTTGCCGAAAACTATATCAACGTTCCAGAAGACAAAGTAGAACTTGTAGATGAACTTGCATCTAAAGTTGAAGAACTGGAAATTAAACTGAATGAAGAAATTGAAACTAATGTTCGGTATAAGAAACAACTTACTGAAGCAATTAAAGTACAACTTGTAAATGAAGTTTGCGAAGGACTCACAGCAACTCAAGTAGAAAAAATTAAGTCACTTGCAGAGAGTGTAGAATTTTCCACAGAGGAAGAATTCACAGAAAAACTTGAGACAATTCGTGAGAATTACTTTCCATCAGGCATAAAGAAAGCCGATGCCGCACAACTTCATGAAGAAGTAGAAGACGATGGTAGCGAAAAGAAAACTGCCGCTGACCCATACGTTGCTTCGGTTGTACAAGCGATTTCTAAAATTAAAATTTAAATAATAATAAAAGGAGATACGAAGATGTATTTGTCTGAAAATTTACAAAATAAATGGGAAAGCGTTCT